TGTGAATGTCAAGAAAAATTGTCCAAAAAGTTAAAAATTTAAGACAAATTCTGAATAAACATACCGAAAAGTTCCGCAGAAGTGCGATAACCCAGAATTTTACGTGGATAATTATTAATCCAGGATTCAACTTTTTTGATAAAAGAATCACTTAAGGAAGCAATATTTACACCTTTTTTCACAAAACGGCGAACCATGCCGTTGACGTTTTCGTTGCTGCCGCGTTCGCTTGAGCGGTAAGGATGACAGTAATAAGCTGTTGTCCTTTTTTTCTTGGTATAGATGGAGGTCTCAATAGTGTCCTGATCGATGAACTCGGAGCCATTGTCCATGGTGATACTTTTGAAAATTTTCTTGAACTGATAGCGGTATTTTCGTTCCAGGCTGTCCAGGACATCTTTGACACAGGCCTGGGAAACGGAAGAAATCTTAAAAACAAGGGTATCTCTGGAAGTTCTTTCAATCATGGTGAGAAGCCCTGTTTTTTGTCCGCGGGCTGATTTAATGCAGTCCATCTCCCAATGACCCAGTTCAACACGTTCTTCGATTGTTTCCAGGCGTTCATCAATTCGACGATTTTCAAGACACTTTTTAGGTTCAATCACATCTTTTTCTTTGCGCTTATTCGTCATGCCTTTACGGTGGAGATCATTGGTCGTTAAACGCGGAAAACGGCCTTCTTTAATGTAGTTATAGAGCGTTGTTGTACAGATGGTGGTTTTGAACTTTTTTCCCTCAAGACGGGCACGTCCTAGGGTGACATCCGGTGACCAGCATTCGTTAATAATCTTGTTCTCAATGTATTCAATGAAATCTGGATCATCAGCCAGCTTGCATTTACGACCTTTTCGTTTAGAAGCTTCATCAGCCAGGCTCTGGGCATAGTCGGGACAGTAACATGGGTACTCTTTCAATTCGGTATCATAAAGCATAATGGTACCACGCTTGATCTCACGGCGTACTGTCCGCTCAGACATGCCAATCACATCGGCGATATCCTGATGGTTTAAATCCAGCTTCAGGCATGTTTCAATCTGTTTGCGCTGATCCAGTGTCATATAAGGCGCCATGTCAAAACCTCCTCACAAATCCAGTTCAAGATAGTAATCCTTGAAAAAATCGTATTGATTCACAAACTGCTGAGAACACCAGGCTCCTTCAAAGTCCAGACTGAAATCAACGGCTTTGGTGAGCTTGCCCTTTGAAACGACCTCGGCTTTGTTTAAACCGGTCGAGCAATAATACAAATTGGCATCCAGGTCAGTAACCGATCGGGCCAAATCCTTTGTAATATACTTTGTGATATAAAGAGCGGTTCGGGTATTATCCCGAATGGCACCCAGAGAACAGAAGCCAAACTTTTTTTGATAGGGCGCCCAGTTCAGATAGCCTTTTTTTGAAAGGGAGCGCACCGGGTGCGGTTCCAGATCATCCCAGGGAAGCTCAGAGAGCAGTCCGTGCATATGCCAGTTTTTACCATCGCCATGCAATTCAGGAATGAACAGGTATTTCACATCAAAAGCCGGATCTTGTTTCCGGTATTTTTTTCGGTAATCACGAATCCACTGGGAAAGGTCTTTCTGGAAAACGGACAGGTTATCCCGCTGGTACTTTGCTTTGTCCAGGGTAAGGGTGACAAACCAAGTCCAGTCATTACACAAAGCTTTTTCAAGAACTGTGTTCTTAGCCCGCTGTACATTGTTTTTGAGCTTCTTTTGGTTGGCCTTGCCCTTGGGGGTATATTTCCGAATACTCCGCCCATAGGTCACTTCTTTGGTGATGGTCAGCTTGTAGTAATCCGCCATCTTTTTGACCTGCACCGCGTTGTATATTTTGTATTCCATTGTATCCCTTTCGGTACAATCCCCGGAATGTGATACTTATGTCAAGTAGAAGGCCTCCGGCCTTCTCGTTCCGGGGACATGCTGCATTGAATTTTTTACGCCTTCGGCGGGCACTCTCTTAGGCCAGGAAAGGATAAACCTTCCCTGGTCAGAGGGTGTTTATGACAGTGCGGTCATTCGTTCTCCAGCTGAAAGAACCGGTCAACTTTGGCAGACAGGGTTTCCTGGGACTGCGGGCGGCGGTCAGCAGCGGGGCCCCGCTGGCGCACCCCTTCCGCTGATCCGTCGTCCGCTTCTGCAGGGACCCAGGACGGCCTGGGAGAACGGCGCTTTTGCGGGCGTCTTTCCTCTGGTGCTATCTCAGCAGCCAGAATAGCTTGTTTACGAGCCTTTGGCACTGCCGCAACACCCGACTGAGTAAAGTCATAAAATGTATCATAGAGATTTCCTACCTTCCTGGAATACAGAAAAAATTCATGGTTATTCTTCTCCCGGATGGTCACATTCCGCTCGACCGCCACAAAGAGCGGAAAGGGCAAAACGGACCAGAGGGAGAAGTTATTAAGTTTACGATGCACGACTTCGATTTCGCACAAATCCCGAATCTGACGGTCAATCTGGCGTAGGTTCTGGGTAATGAGCACGACCTCGAAGCCGTACTTCCGATGCTGGGCAAAGAAAGAGCAGAAGGGAAGCCGGTCTTTGACGGAGAACTCCCGGCAGTTGAACTTGACACTGGCTTCATCCAGCATGATGAGGGTCTGGTTCTCCCGCTCTTCGTCGTGGAACAATCGGGCGAAGCTGCGGAGAAAGTCTACGGTCAAGTCCTGATTTTCGACATAAAAATAACGGCCGTTCATGTGCTTGACCTGGGAAACCTTGATAGGAAAGTTGGCGATTACGTTCTTTCCGGCTTTTAGGTAGGCCAGGATCAGGCGGATACTGTGCAGGCTCTTGCCGCTGCCGGGAACGCCGGTATAACATTTGATCATATTTTTCACCTCTTTTGCGTGTGCTGCGGCACTGATCGGAGAAGATCAACACCGATAAACACGAAAAATTAAATTTAACGCTTATATTAGTCAATGACCTTAAAGACCCGCAGCAAAATGGAGATTACATACCAGACGAGCATGGCAGCCCCCCAGACAACCAGGGTTTCAACCACCAGCGTGAAGGGGAAGCACCAATTCATATAGCCGACAATCTCTGCTGGCAAAGAAAGATCCATACTTGCAAAGGGGTCTTCGGGCAGAATGGCGGTCACCATGGTTACGATGGACGCAATAAGCCAAATAAAAAAGTTAATGATGATGATAAAGAAATCAGCAATCATGGCGTCACCTCAGAGAATGAATCTGATGCAGGACTTCAACCGTCGGCCCATTGTAGAAAGCAATACCAAGACCAATATAGAGCACAACCAAACAAACAAGACAGAAAACAATAAAACCTTTATCCATGGTATCCCCTTTAATTTTTCATAAAATTCTTTGAAATAAAAACCAGGCCAATCAAGAAACCAATATAAAGCGCAGTTTTGACAATGGCTGCGGCATCGTCCCACTGTTCAAAATTCAGATCCCAGACAATGGGCTCACCGGGAACACCGACCTTTGAAAGGTCAAAGATCATGTGGAATTCAGGACGCCGGGGCTCAGCCTGGAGCACGCCAAAAAGCTTTCCAATATCCCCAGGCAGGGAGAAGGGAAACTTGCTGCCAAAGTCAGTACTCATGTTTTGAAGTGGGGAAAAATCCACGGTTTGGGTAGGAATCAGGGCGTCCTTCAAGAAAGATAACAACCCGGCGAAGAAATCGCCAATGGGCTTGATCCAGGAACTACCGTCATAGTCCGGCGATGGGGTTGGTTCGGGGGTGTCGGTAGGTTCCTGATCTGGGGTGACGTCCTGAAAACCATCAAGATCGGGCGGGTCATCCGTTACGGGGTTATAGTTGTCAGGCAGCTGCGGAAGCTCATCGTCGGTCGGATCAATGACGAGGTTTTCGGATTCGCCGTTGATGTAGGTGTTGTAGTTGTTAATAACAGATGGTGGAAGGCGGGTTGGGAGTTTTATTTTGGTGGTGGTTTTGGCGGGAATATCAGCATATGCTAAGGGATTGCAAAAGAAATTTAATGCGCTGGCAGTCGGATAACTGGTTGACCATATTAATACACCATTAGAACCGTCAGGATTCTGGGTACTTGTATTTGCGCTAAAATCAGCACAACCAGACAAGCCATAAGTTTCAGTTGCGTAAAGCATACCGCCCGTATATTCGCCACTTAAAGCACTTTTTAAATTATCTGGCACGCGTAAATAGTATTCCCAATAAACACTGCCACTTATATAAGTTTTCAGTTCTCTGGTTTTAAGCGCATTTACAACGTAAGGGGCAACCCCCTTTAAATACACAGAATTAGTAACAGAAGTACCATAATAATAATGCTTGCCTTTAACTTGTCCCAGATAATAATATTCCGTGCTTCCTTCTGGTGGTGTGCCTGTGTCACTGTTACAATTTGGATACAATACATCAATCACTGCCTTACTAATGGCATAAATCGCTTTGCCGCTGTACTTGCTCCAGTCAACGTCTTTGCCGGACAGTAGGTCGTTGCTGAGGTTTTCGAGAATGCCGAGCTGTTTATTGTATTCGGTGGGGTCGGGAAAGGCGGACTGTAGGTTGGCAGTGGCTTGTTCGTTTAATTCGTTAAGTTTTTCTGCTGAGACTACGACTTTTTCAACGTAACCACACACTTTCATGCCAATCAATAAAGAAGCCACACACGCACCAGCAATAATTAACGGATTAGCATATACTTTTTTAGGCTGAAAAAAGGGCAAAAAAGCAATATATATACATAATAGCACAGCTATTAATTTCAGATATATATTTTTATCAATTTTCATTTCCATATTTTAAATCCTTTCATAAGGTGTTATAATTAAAACAAAAAGGATAAAAACATGAGATTAATACCAATACTAATCGCACTATTTGCAGTTATTATAATTTGGCTAATAATAGGAGCTAACCATACCAATAGTAACTTCTTGAAAAAATTACATGAGATAGCTTACCAAAGCAAGTTGAGCCAAGCATTATTCTTTATCCTAATTGTTGTATTAATAATAATCATATGGAGAATATAACAAAAACCTGTCTGCCAACCCAATGAGGAAGGCCGACAGGCTTTTTTAAAAGGGAAAAGATGTAAATCCGTCTGCTATTTCACAGACTTGTTCAACAGGCGTTTTCCAACCGTGAAGGCCAGAATGCCAATGGCAATGACCACACCGGCGGTGAGGATCGGAACCATCATACCACCGACCTGACCAGCTGCCCCAGTGAAAATAGACTGGATGGATTCGACCATTGTCGGGGATCCTTCGGCTAATGCTGTAGGCATAGGCTATCTCCTTTCATGTTTAGTATGCGTCATTTAACAGATTTATTGAGCAGACGCTTGCCTACGGTAAAAGCCAGAATACCAATGGCAATGACCACACCGGCTGTAAGAATAGGAACCATCATGCCAGAAATATCAGAAGCAGCACCCGTGAAGATACCCTGAATACCGGTTAAAGTTTCGGAAGCCATAACAACACCCCTTTCTTCATTATTTTATTGAAGTTTTGAAAGCGACCCAGGCGGAGCGCAAAGCAAAACTTAACAACCAAGTCCCAAGGCCGAAGCCGAAGCCAAGGCCAGCAAATTGAAAAAACAACTGTAATTCTTCAGCGATCAATGAATCTTACTCCAATCCTGAGCCACGATTAAGGCCAGGATCACGCCAAAGAGTAATCCGGCCAACTCAATTTCCTGTACCAAAAGATTTCCCATGGCTTAAGCCTGCTTTGTCTCTTTGGGAATAATGTTAACGATCCGGCCTTTAATATCCGTGATGATGTCCACGTGTTTGTTGACAACGGAATCCAGCTTAAAGGGCAGCTTCTTAACCAGGGAACGCTGGAGGAACTTTCCGTCAGCAATACAGCCCTGGAGGTTCTCGTTCAGCATGTCCTCATAGACAAAGTAAATCTTGACCCCGTCGATATGGGCCTTTGTCTTTTCGTCCGTAAAATCAATATCGTTAATTCCTACAATCAAGTAATCCATAATTCAATCTCCTTTTTATTTTTAATTAAAAATCAATCCCACAGAAAGTCTTGCAACAAATCTTTAATATCAGCAAAATGGTCTAACGCTTCGTTGTCTTTTTCTTTTGAATGTTCAGGAGAGCCTTTTAGGCATAAGCCCTTTACATAGAGACAAGTACCATAATCAAGCACCAGGTCAATTAAGCGCTGGTAAAAAACTTCTTTCTGCTGTGCATTTCTAAAATTTCCATTCATCATAAAACTCCTACATCCCCGCACTGGATGGTTCTTTAAAATTTGTTGTATAATTATGCGGTCAATTAATTTTACAATTCGGGGTATAAATGATAATA